CGTTCGTGCCTTAAATCGCAAAATGAAAAGACGGGGGAGGGACCGCCCGGGCCCCTCCCCGCATCTGCTTTGTCTAGGGAACAAGCCTCCCTTGGCCTATGTCTTACGCCATCCCGAGCCGGGCGATCTGGTCCGTGTCGCCAACTGCGCCGCCGTAGCGCATCCAACCTGCGGCCGCATCCGTATACGACAGCATGTCGAAGTTGGCGAACGTGGTGAGATCCTGACGATAGCCTGCAACGAGTTTGTGCTTGGGGAGAACGAGCCAAGCATATGAGGAGCTGGCGAGCATGGTGGTGGAAATGACCTGGAATCGGTAGCTGGATTTCTGGTTGTTCAGGTAGGGGTTGTTCATGTACGAGACCGCGTTGACGGCCCGCTGACGGAGTTGTTCGGGAACGAGAACGATGAAGCTGGCGTTTTCAGCGGTAACGCCGTATCCCTTCCCAGCCACGGCCAGGATGATTTGAAGAGCGCCCGCATTGAACGTCGCCAGATCCCGCCCTGCGAGATATCCGGCCGTCCCGGCGGCGACCCCGTCGGGATGCGCCGCCCAGGCGACAGCGCCCGTCGCGCCGACCGCCTCGACCAGCGCATAGAACACCTCGGCCCGCTTGGCATACGCCTTGTTGCGGAACTCGATGGCGTTGTCCTCGATGGTCCAGTATTCCTGGTCATCGAACAGTTGCCGGTGCCAGCCGAGCGCCCCGCCGTAGAAGTCGAAGTAGACGTGCGCCTTCTCGCCCCACATCTTGTGAACAAGGAGCTTCCCGCCGATCGGGATCTTGTCGAAGGTGAGCCCGCTCTCGACATCGAGAATGTCGAACCCATTGCGGTTGGTGCCGCTGAAATCGCGCACGTTGAAGATCTGCTCGTACCCGTTGTCGTATTCGGTCGTGAGGTGGTACTTGTCGAGCACCTGGAGGACGGAGTCAGGGAAGTCCTGGGGCGATCCGAACTCCTGGATCTTGGCGAGCGCCCGTTTGATCTCTGGGTTGCGGTCGGGTTCCGTCAGGAACTTGCCGAGGGTCTTGCTGAGGTGGGCGCGGTGATCGGTGTTCGAGAAGTCGAACTTGGTCCAGTCTTTGATGAGTAAGCCTTTCATGTCATCCTCCTCAGCTCACCGTCACATGGGCGCCGTCAAGATCCATCAAAACCTCGGTGTCACCCACCGCGGCGGCTTCCAGGGCGATGCCGCACATGTAGTTCGAGCCGGAGTCGTTGTTCATTTCCTCGTCGGCGTGGTCGAAATAGACCTTGTCCCCGGCGTCGAACTCGCCGGCCCCGGTCGTGGAACTCTTGGGAGCCACAACCTTCTCGGCGTGGTAGCAGAACGCAACGTCCTCGCCGGGATCGGCATCCTGCATGTAGAACCCGACGGTGTCGTGGATGAGATCCCACTGCCCCGCAACTACGGCGGGCGTATCCACCGTCACGATGAACGACCGCCAATCGCCGTTGGGCGCGGCAGTCCTCAGTTTCATGCCAGTTTCGGCCATGATGTTTTCTCCTGTTATTTTTTGATTTCGTCCTTCAGGGCATCGGGGGTGAGCAGATCATCGAGCGACGTATCGCCGGCCTTTCCGGCACCGACTCCGGGCTTCCCGCCCTCGCCAACCTTGACGCCGACGATCTCAGAGAAGCGCTTGAACTCGTCGAGCTGGCTGTCCAGGAACTTGTCCACGTCGCCCGCGAGCGAATCCTCGTTCTTGGGGTCGAACTTGGCCTGGTTCGCCAGCACGAAAGCCGCCTGCTTCTCGTCGAGCTTCCTGCGCTCGATTGCGGGCTTGAGGGATTCGGCGGCCTTGATCTTGAGCATGCCGCGATTGGCCGTCTCGATCTTGGCTTTATACTCTGCCTCGCGTTTCTCCCAAGCCGCCCGTTCCTCGGTGAACTTCTCGTCGGTTCGCCGTCGATGCTCGTACTCGCCCTTCTTGCCGTCTCGCACGATCTCCTGGACGAGGGGATCGCCGAAGATTTCATCGCCCTCGAAAAGGTCCGAGATGCGAAGCTTGGCCGCTTTGACGGCTTGTCTCAGCTCGTCATTCGTCATTTTGTCGCCTCCTTTGGAGCGTTTGTCGCGGTCAGCGGACTCGGCGAACTCCTGGAGTGATGCCAGGAGCGTCGCGCCCGCAAACCCGGGTTTACAGGTCTCGGAATTGCCTAGTGCAATCCCAGTTATGTCCTCGACATCCACGTCAATGGCGCGTGCGTTGGGGTTCACGTTCTCAGGGAGCGTGATGTCAGCCTCGATGCTCGCAACGTCGAGCGGGATGTTGCGGTATTCGGGAAAGATGTACATAATTGCTATTGAAGACAGCTTGCCTGCCACGTCGGAGATCGCCTTGCCGACGACCTCGCCGATGGGTTTTCGGCCCTCGTGGTCGTTCGTCATCTCGTGAAGGTGGAAGACCTTGGTGCCGACGGCGAGGCGTTCCGTGATGTTCTGGATCGCTGAACGCGCCCATTTCTTGATCACCTTGCCGATGCCGACGACCTTGCCCTCCGACTCGCCCTCGTGGCCTATGCAATATGCGCGGAACTCAGGAGCGGCGTCGTCCTTGCGGATGCGCTTGTACGCGGACGCGGATACGTGGTCCAATACCTCATCGGATGCCATCTCTTGCAATTCGCCCGCGATCTTGATGTGTAGCATGCCGCTCTCCTATGCGCTTTTCTTCGCCTTGGCTTTCTTCTTTGGCTCAGGCTCGGGCAAGCCCTCGTTCAACAGCGTGTTCGACTTGCTGTGGTCCTCGACGTCGCGCTCCTCGACCCGCTTGTAGCCAAGAGCGCCCATCATGCCGTCCACGTCATGTGAGGTAATCATTTTCGACAGGTCGCTCCCCCGCGTGATGGGCTCGGGCGCCTGCGTAGCGATGCCCTCAGTCGTAACGATGCCGAGCTTCTTGGGCTCAACCTTGGCCGGATTGATATGTGCGTTTGTCGTGATCACTTGCCCCCCTTGCCGAATGGATTGCCCTTGCCCTGCGTATCCGTGCCGCCCTCATCAGCGGTGTCCTGGTTGCCCTGTGCTCCCGCGATCTCCTTGGCCTTCTCGAACGCCTCAGCGTCGGCTTTTTCCTTAGCCGCCAGCTCCTCCTCGACGTTGAGGCCAGGCACCTGATTGAGGAGCGTCTTGATGGAGATGGCGCTCTCCCGATACAGCGCGAGCCAAGTCGTCGTCAGGCGCTCCCAACTTTCCTGCGTGATCATGGGGATGGTGACGATGATCTTGTCGGGGTCGAGCGGCGTCTTTTTCTCGATGTCGTTCCGCATCTTCATCGCCTTACTGATGAGTTCTGTATAGGCCGCCCGCCATATCTCGCGTTCCTTGGAGGTCGACATGGCGATCAGTTCCAGGAGCCCTTCGTTGGCCGCCCCGTATTTTGTGGTAAGCTCGGGCGCGCCGAGGAAGTGGATGGGAACGCCCGTTGTGCCGCTAATGAGTTTCATCAGGGTGATGATCTCGGACTCAATAGCCGCCTGCCCGTCAGAGGATGGCTGTTTGTAATCGAATTCTGTCGTCGCCGCGAATGCCTTGCCGATCTTCCAGTTGAGGTCGTGGATCTGCTCGTTGATCTTCTTGGCTTGTTCGGGCGTCTCGCACTTGAAGTACGGCGTCGGCGCGGCGTACAGGCGATTGATCTCCCGCCAATCCCTAAGCGCCTTGTCCAGGTTCTCGATCTGCGTCAGGCACTTGGCGACGCGCGGCATCGTCTCGTTCGGGATGTCGAGCCGCCCTGCGAATCGCTTATAAACGCAGGCATCGGGCAAGAGCTCAACCCTTTCCTTCCCTGTCGGCTGATACCAAACCTTCTCGACCTGGAGGTAATCATCCTTATCCGTCTCGACCGTATACTTATTCGTCGTCCACGATATCCAGCGAATGCCGATATCCGTCTCTGCACCGGCGGGCTCGCCAACCTCAGCGGGGATGGGGAACAGCTTGATGAGCGTCTTGCCCTCGATCTCAGCCTCACGCGCCAAGTCCTGTACGAGCTCATGGTCAAGCTCGTTCTTGTCGATGAACCGCTTGGCAAACTCGAGCTCCGCATCGCCGTTGCCCTCGCCCTCAGCCTCGACCTTCTCAACCTTGATGCCCTGGCCCACGGTGTAGGAGGCGCGGAGGTCGACGATGCTTCCGACCTGCAGCCCGCCCCAGTCAGCTTTCCCCTGGTATTTCTTACTGACTTCCTCGACGGCGTTCTGATACTCCTTGTAACGGTTTCCCGTGTATGTGGCATCCTGCTCCTGGACGGCGAGGATGTTGTCGACAATCAGCATTTGCGCCTTGAGATGGCGAACCTTTCCCTCAAGCTCCTGAATCTTCACCCTTCGCCCGAATAGTGGTGCCATGTTTACCGTCCGTTAGAAGACAGATTTGTCAGAGATGAAAAGGCCGCCCGCGTCGCGCTTGCAGTGAGTGAATATCCCGTAGCGGATCGCGTCCATTGCGTGATCATTGAACTTGGCGGGCTCGGGAAGCGTGTTGCCGTACTTATCTTTCCGCCAGGCATAGCCGCCCGCCTCGCTGACGATATTCGTTGACCCGTTCACGATGTGGATCTTCTTCGACTTGAGGAAGTCGATGCCCGCCCGAACGCTGTCCGGCCCCTTCTGCGCCGGATGAACGTTCAGGTCTTGACCGCACAGCTCGTCGATGCTCTTGGGCTCAGACGAATCGAAATAGACCGGGTCGTCCGCGCCGACGCCGCTGTCTTTCATCAACTCGCCCAAGCGCCTATTGATGAGCCCTGTCTGGTAGATCAGCTCCTCGACCCAAAACTCATCAGCCTTGCGATATATGCGGACGCAGACGGCCGGGTCGATGCTGTAGCCAAAGTCCCCGCCGTAGAAGATCTCGTCGAATCGCGTTTGCGGCAGATCGACGACATCCCAGGCGTATATCTGGCCCCGGGCCATCGCCCACTCGCCGCGCAGGTAAATGGCTCGAGTTGCCTCGTCCTCGATGCCCTCGAGTTGCCGGCGGTATGTCGCCCGCATCTCGTCGATGGGGTTGTCATCAATCGTCGAGACGTGGACAAGGGCGTCGGGATCGATGCGGTCGAAGAATCGCTTTTTAAGCCAGGGCGCGAGGGCTTCCTTGGGATTAAAGCTGAGGATGATCTGTTGATAGCGCGGCCCGGGCTCACGGAAGCACAGGTCAATTTCGAGGAAGTCGTCCTCGGTAAACTCGGTCGTTTCCTCGACCCATACTCCCGTCAATCCCTTGATGGACTTGATCTTCTCCGGCTCATCCAGGCCGTCAAAGAGCAGTTCGTTCCCACCCCATGAAAAGATGTTGTGCGTCTTGTTGTAATCGAAGGCGACGCCGTTCTCTACGAGCAGGCGCCGCATGACCTCGAGGACCGATTGTAGCGCGGTCTTGCGGACCTTGCGCAGTATCAGGAAGCGATGCCCGCCTTCGGTCTGGCATCTGTAAAATAATTTGCGTGCGGCAAACTCTGACTTGCCTGAACCTCGACCGCCGCATAGGACGAGATAGCGGTGCTGATCATCGAGGAGCGGCTCGAAGCTATTCGAGAGCGTGATCTCGCACGTGGGTTCATTTGTGTCCGTCGCCATTTCCGTTCCCGTTGCCCTGACCTGAACCCTTGACGTGAATGACCTTGACGATGAACTGGCCCGCCCTGCCGGATGCGGTGGGCGCGTTGCCAAGGTTCACGCTTGACGGCATGGTCTTGGCCCCCCAACTGAGGAAGATGGCCATGTTGTGTGCACTTGCAAGGGCAAACTTGACGAGACCCTCAGATCGACCAATTCGCGGATCGCTGTATGCAACAAGCCAATCTTGGTAAAAGGACTCGCAGATTTTAGACTTCGCCCCCTTCGGTTTCCCTTTAGGGTTGCCGCTTTGTCCTTTTTTGTAGAGTTGGTTTCTCATTCTGTATTTGTTCTGTATTTTCAGAAGGGTCGACGATGGCCACGATGACTTCTTCGTCGGCCCTGTGAAGCCGTTGGAGCGCGTCCATCACCTCGTCCGTCGGCAGGAAGCGCAAACGTATCTCGCCTTCCTTGTCGCCTGAGACGAGGGACTTGACGCTGATAGACTTGATAAGTGCAGGGAAGGCTGTTCTCATGGATGTGTTATAAGGCCCGGGCCTGATAATGGCCCGTTATAAGGTCGGGACTATGGAATAGGGTGTCCGGGCTATGAGCCCGGTGACTAACTTCTAGTCTACCCCGCAGTTATGATGTAATACCGAAGGTTTTACAGATTCATATAGGCACTATAAGCGCCCTATCTCAATCTCGTTCACTCTCAGGCTGTCGTATCCATCCCTGCACAATCCCGCGATGACCTCGGCCACGTCATCCGGGTCCATCATGCTGTCGTATCCCGAGCGGCCAAGCATCATGTCGGTTTGCATCGCACCGAGGTAAACGTCAAGTACGCCTACACCGTGCTTCTTGGCCTCATGCCTGAACGAGCCCATGAATCCGCGTAGGCCATGCTTTGACGCGCAAT